GACTTTAAATATTACTAATGTATATGGTAGTGTTCCCCTCAACAAAGAAGGAGCAGAGCTTACTGCATATCCATACATTAACTTATATTCCACATTTAATGATGGGTCTGTAGGATTAGGAGACTCGGAACTTCCTACTGATCATAGACAAACCACAGATAGAAGAGGAAAAGTTTTTGGTTCTGATGATGCTGTAAAAACTATTGTTGTTGAAGTAACTAATACTACCCAACCACTTTCAAGTATTACAGATGCAAACTTTGATACTTTACTTGGAGAAGTTCATTTTATTAAAACTAGAAATGATTCTGGTGCTGCAACTTCGGTTTCATCCGTAAAAGGACTTGCTTTTGCAAAAGTAAACAAACCATTAATTAATGCAAATGACTCCGTTAAATTTCTAGAATTAACAATTCTTGGTAAGAAAGATGATCTAGATTTATTATTTCTTGAGTATGATTTAGGAGACTCAAATTACCAAAGAAAAATATTTATTGCTAATTCAGATGCATCTTCCGACTCTAATGAACTGGGTTTTATTGTAGATTACAGTGAAACAATTACACCTGTTATTGGTAGAGCAAAACCAAATAATTTTGCTCTTAAGAAAACAGGATCAGGATTTAATAATGACTCTGATATTATTTTATCACAGGGTCGTCAATCTGATGGATCAACAACTTACAATGCAACATTTGGATTATCTTATTTTGATCCAGAATTTTTTACCAAAATTTTATTAGATACCATTCCTGCAGCAGGAGCATTTGGAATTGGTAAATATGTATTTGGTTTAAAATCTGGAGCATATGGAGTTGTTGAAGGTAGTCCTTCTGGAGTATATTCCGTAGGAAAACTTTTGTTCATAAAAACTCTATCTGGTAGATTTCAGTCAGGAGAATCTATTAAGGATGAAGGTGGAAATGTAGTTAAAATTGCAAAAGATAATACAGTATCTCATTTTATTGTAACCAATCCTGGTTTGGGATATGCAGACAATTCAAATATTGTAGTTAATGGCGTTGAGTATGATAACTCTGTTGTTGATCTAGCAAGATTAAACAGCGGTGCTTTCTATAGAGCAGAAGTTAAAAATAAGTCTGCTCTATCAACAGAGTATGCACAACCACCGTCAATAACTGTAAAACAACCTGATGGTTCTGCAACACCCGCTCAAGGTGCAGTTATTTTAGCAGTGTTGACTAGAAATGCAGTAACAACATATACTCCACAAAATGTAAAATCAGTTTCTGCTAAGTATGGATCTGCTGGAGAAAACGTATTTACTGCAGATGTTGTAGTTGATGATTCAGAATTTGCAGAAATTAAATCTATTACTGATTTTACTTTCTTTGGATCTAAAGGATATAATTTTATTGAATCTACCAGTTTCAATGCAGATGCTAGTAATGTACTGCAGCAGGGTGATATCATTCAGTTCTCTGATGAAGATAACAATTTAGTACGTTCAACTATCCAATATGCAACAGTAAAACAAGGAGCATTTAAGACCAGAATCTATTTGGATACAATGCTTCCTGGTGATGTTGTTAATACTAGCATTGTACGTTTGCGTCCTAGAGTAGATAGTGCAAACCAAGGAACTTTAATTTATCCAACTGGAAGCAATCAAATTAAGCAGATTGCTGCAACACCAGAGGAAACTAAGATTAAGTATTTCTTCCGCAGAGATTTTGTAACTACTGCATCTACTGGTGGTGGAATTATTACCTTTGCTGCTCAGTTGCCATTTGGCACACAAAGATTTGCTGCTTTTACTGAAAAAAATTATATTATTACTGTTCTAGATCCCGGCGATTCTCCTGTTGTAAACATTGGAGATATTGTTTATATTAATAAGGATGCAGTAGAAATTAGTTCATCTACTGATACTAGCAGTGGACTTATTGCTGGAAGTATTAGTTTACAATTACCAACAACATATTTTGGAACAATTCCATCAAATGGAACTTATCCAAAGTTAAAACTGACTGCTACATTAGAAGTAGAAAATGCAAAACCAAGATTAAAAACTTCTGTAGAAAATAGAAGAATTGTAATTACTTCTAGTGGTGATAGAGTAATTCCATTTAGGGGTGTTAATTATGACAATGAAGTTGTTGAAACACTTTCATATTCTGATGCGTACAAACTTAGATATGTTTATGAAGGTAGTGCTACTCAACCACCCCAAGCAAACTCTGCTGGAGAGTTAATTTCTGGTTCTGATGTCACAGATAGATTTACATTTGATGATGGTCAAAGAGACACTGTTTATGATGTTTCTAGATTAGTTCTAAAACCAGGATATGAACAGACTACTGGACAACTTCTAATTGCTTTCGATTACTTCGAGCATTCTGTTGGAGATTTCTGTACAGTTGATAGTTATATTCATGAAGCTGGTGTGACGGAAGATGAAATTCCATCGTTCAATTCATCTGTTTATGGTATTGTCAATCTTAAAAATATTTTAGATTTCAGACCTAAAGTAGATACCACTGCAACTATTGCTGGTTTCCAGGATACAGCGTCTTTATCAAGAACAGTTGGTCCATTTGCTGGTTCTGGTGCTATTATTGCATCAAGTCCCGCATCTGATACCAATTTAGAATATACTTTATCGTTCAGTCAAGTACAATATCTTGATAGAATTGATGGTGTATTCCTCAATAAGAATGGTAAATTTATTGTTAAGGAAGGAAATTCCTCACTCAATCCATCCAAACCAGATCTTATCGATGATGCAATTCCTCTTTTCTATGCATACATTCCTGCGTTTACACAAAATAGTAAAGATGTAAGAATTACTCCAGTTGATAATCGCCGTTATACAATGCGCGATATTGGTAAATTGGAGAAGCGTATTGAGAGACTTGAGTATTATACCACTCTTAGTGTTCTTGAGCAACAAGCTCTTAATATGCAAGTTAAGGATGAAATTGGATTTGACAGATTTAAATCTGGTTTCTTGGTAGACAATTTTGAATCGCATAGAACTGGCAATTTAACTTCTTTAGATTACCAGTGTTCCATTGATTCTCAGCAAGCAGTCTTGCGCCCACAATCGAAAGAAGATTCTTTTATACTCAAGGAAGTAAATACCAGAGAAGATCAAAGAGTTGTTTCTGGATATAAAAAATCTGGAAATGTAGTTACTTTACCATATTCTAGTTTAGAATTTATCGGTAATAGTTTTGCATCAAAGACTCTTAATCCAAATCCATTTGTTGTTCTCCAGTATGTTGGAGATTCTGTGCTCTCTCCAAGTATCGATCAATGGTATGATACCACAGAAGAACCACTAATTGTAGATACTAATACTGATCTATACAAGATTTTCTTATCCAAAGAAAATGTAAAAGAAAGTTTTTCTAGTTTGTATAATTCTTTTGTAATTAACTGGGTTGGTTCATCACCATCATTCTCTTCAATTAATTCTCTTGGCAATGTTAATAGTCAGGATGCTCAGTCAAAAGTAAAACTAGCATCTACTGCTAGCTCTTCAAACATCAGTCCAAAAAATAATGATGTTGCAAAAGGGGTTCAAACTAAAACTGTAAGAGGAAATGCTGTATCTTCTGCTCTACAATTTTTTGCTAGAAGTATTCCAGTTAAGTTTGTTGTTAAAAGACTAAAACCAAATACAACTATTTCTGTCTTTTTGGAAGGTAGAAACATTAGTCGTTGGGTAAATCCAGATCTCAGATTTACTGGGGTTGCTGGTAATTCACCGTCTGCTTTTAATGGACCAGTAACTACAGATGATGATGGAAATGCTAGTGGTATTATTATTATTCCTGCTGGACTTCCACCGGAAGAAAATACAACTTGGACGGGAGATGTAGATACTATTTCATACGATTCTTCTGGAGAAGAAGTAAAAATTGCAGCGGGTATCAAAACATTTAGATTTACATCTAGTTCCACAGACGAAGACAAATCTACTGTAGATACTTATGCAGAAGTTAAGTATTATGCAACTGGTATTTTGCCAGAAAATCCAGGAACAATTGTTTCAACAAAACCATCTTTCTTTAAAGCAAATGAAGGTGTGCAGTTTGTAGATAGCAATACTGATAATCCAGTTCGTCCTAATCCATTAGCACAAACTTTCAAAGTTGAAAACTATGATGGTGGAGTATTTACTACTGGTGTTGATTTATTCTTTAGTAATAAGAGTAATAGAATTCCAATCAAAGTTTATCTTACTAATGTTGATTCTGATAAACCAGGAAAAAATATTATTCCTGGTACAGAAAAAGTTATATCTCCATTTACTTTCCTTAAAATTTTCACTAACGGAAATGTTTACTTGACTCAAGGAGAATCAATTACTGGTTCGACTTCTGCCGCAAGTGGTCCTCTTTCTAAAATCATTGACAAAAATGGTGTTGATCTAGTTCCTTCGTCTTCAGGAAGATACTTACTAACAAACGAACAAGTTTACACTATGGTTTTAGATAACCACAATGGTCGTTCATTTAATCAAAATGAAAATCTGATCATACCATCAGTAACGTTATCAAATAACACACAAGGAACAAATTCGGTATTAACTATTGCAAAAGATAGCGGAAAAGTTTCTGCTGTTAAAATCTTGAATCCCGGATTAAATTATGATAGCGCAATTATCACAATTGAAAGTCCACAACTTTCTGGTGGATCGGTTGCAACTGCACGAGTAGAAGTTTCTGGTGGTAAAATTTACAACACAGAAATTTCTCTACCTGGTTTTGGATATACAGAACCACCATCAGTAGTCGTCAGAGGCGTCGGAAATGGCGCTGGAGGGTGTGTTATCGAGACAGAGATAGAGATTAACACCCCAGCAGTCAGAATGGGTGTAGCAATTGATTCTGAAGAGATCACAGACTCCACAATACCAACACACTTTGCTTTTGATTATCCTGTATATCTACAGAATGATACAGAATATGCTCTTGCTGTTGAAACAGATTCAACTGATTACGAACTATGGGTGTCGCGACTTGGTGAAACAGATATTGCTACAAGCACAGTTATCACTACACAACCTTCACTTGGTTCTGTTTACAGATCTCAGAATACTGAGAATTGGACAGAAGATAATTATGAAGATATCAAGTTCAAAATGTATAGAGCAGAGTTTGATATTACAAGAACTGCAGAGTTAATTCTTACAAATGAAGATTTGGGATATGAACTTCTACAGAAGAATCCATTCCAAACCAGTGCTACAGCAAACACGAATGCAACTTCGTTGTTGTTTAGAAACAATAACAGTATTGTACGTGTTAATCACAGAGATCACGGATTTGAAACTCTTGGAGATTCTTATGTTTTCTATAGAACAGCACTAGAAACTGGTGGTATAACATCAGATGTTTTAAATAACACGTTGTTCCAGATTTCTAATAGCGGAGTTGATACGTATGACATTACATCATCTATTGCTGCTTCTGGCAATATTATAGGTGGTGGAGATAAAGTTTATTCTTCTTATAACAGAAAATATGAAACTTTATATCCACAGATGCAATATCTATCTTTTACGGGAACTAAGATAGAATCTATGGTAAAAACCACAAATGTTATTGCAGTAGATGCTTCCAAAATTAATTATGATTCATATGATCAATCTGATTACGAAAAAACTTTCTTGAATGAACCTCATTACTTCGCTAATCAAAAATTCATTTCTTCAAATATTAATGAAATATTAAATAATCTAACCAATTCTCTATCCTATAAATTACAACTATCTTCTACAGTATCACACCTTTCTCCTGTTGTGGATCTATCAACTTCTAGTGTAAAAACATCCACTAATAGGATAGATAAAGCATATGGACAAGAGGATCGCTATGGAAGAAAAGATCAAATCATTGAATTTTATCCCATCTACTCATTTAATATTTCCAATATCACTGGAGTGACTGTTCAGAATGATCAAGCAATTGAGGGATATAACTCTAAAGCAGTTGGTAAGATTGCAAAAGTTTCTGGATCTACAGTTTGGGTAAAACTTAAGACTTCACAGTTCTTCCAGAAAGGAGAAAGAATTACTTTAGGCAATCAACCAACGTTGGTTGAAACTGTAAATGGAGTAGAAGTTCCATTGGCAATCGTTGATACAAATCCAATTCAAAACTTCCAGGAAATTCCTGATGCTTCTACAATTACGGCAAGAAATCCAGCTACACCAACAGAAACTTATGATAATGTTATTACTGGTAAAGCAGTAATTTGGAATGATAGAACACAAGAATTGACATTAAGAACTGACACTCAACCTATTGCCGGTGATTTTAATGGAAGGATTCGAGATAATGATGCATATGCTAGAAAAGCACAGTTAGTTGATCAAGTTTCTGATATTTTCCGTGTAGGTGATATTGTATCATATCCAAACCAACCTGCTGATGAAGCCTTCTTCTTGGAAGTTGGCACTATGGCATATAGCAATGGTTCCGAATTTGTTTCTGAGCTTACTTCTAAGAATAGTTCTTCTGTTGCTAAGTATATTACAAAAGAAGTTTCTATTACAAATCCAGCTACTGCGATTGATATACATCTAACTTTAAATATCAGAGATCTTTCTGATATCGAAGTTTTATACAAATTCAAAAAAGCATCTAGCAATGAAAACTTTGAGGATATTGATTGGGAATACTTCAATGGCACCGGTCAACCTGATTCTCTAGAAATTGCTACTCCTGAAAATAGCATTTCGAGTATAATTGAGAAGCAAGAATCTTATCAGGATATTACTTACAGCGTAGCAGATCTCCCAGAGTTCTCGTCATTTGCAATTAAAATTGTTATGAAAGGAAATGATCCTGCATATGTTCCGAAGATTCAAGATATTCGTGCAGTTGCTGCATTCTAATTTCCGCGTATGGGTTATATTAAAGTCAAAGGGCATGATGGTCTTGTCAGAGACGAGACCTCAGGTGCCATAGTCAATCACAGCGATTCTGCTATCCAAGCAAGACGCAAGCAGCGACAGCTGAATTCCGCGTTGGACGACATAAATATGTTGAAGGATGAAGTCTCTGAAATTAAATTCCTACTTAGAGAGTTAATAAAAAATGCCAGCAATTAATGTCGCTAGAACTGATACCTTTGAAAAACAAAGGGTCAAAATTAATGAAATTGGTTCTCAAATTTTTAATGTTACTGCTGGTGGCAGTGATCTTGCTACGGGCAATTTAAAACTAGGGAATGGATCAAGAATTGCTCCGTCATTATCTTTTACGAATGATGCTCAAGTTGGTATTTACAGACCTTCTGGTGGAACTTTTGGTCTTGTAGGAGGAGCAAAAAATATTATTGATTTCTCAAACGAAGATATTTTTTCTTATAGGAATATTTCGTTTAGAAAAAAAGTTTTAGCAGATGCAAATTTAACTATAACAAGTTCAGGATTAAACTACGATTTTGGAACTTATAATAATATTTCTGTTGTTGGAGGATCTGGTGATCTTGGAACATTAGATATTGAAGTAGTGGCATATTCCGGCACTACAACAAATACTGGACAGAATTACAATCCTGGATCATTTTCAAATGTTAACCTTGCTGGTGGAAATGGAACTAATGCTACTGTAGATTTTACTGTCGATGCTGTTGATGGTTCTATTACAAGTAATGGTTCTCAGTATGCTCCTGGACAGTATCAGAATGTCAATCTCCAAAATGGCACTGGATCATCCGCTACAGCTAATATTACCATTACTGGCGAAGAAACAATTTCAGGTTCGATATCTAATGCTGGATCTCTATATGCAGATAACATCTACAATGGAGTTGCGATAAGAAATAATGCTACTGCTGTTTATGTTTTATCTTCTGTAGCAAATCCTGGTTCACCTCCACCAAATAATGTATATCAGATTAATGGTATTACACAGCAAGCATTAACTTTAATAAAAGGAAATACATATAGATTTGATATTTCAGATTCGAGTTTATCAACTCACCCATTACAATTTTTAACTGCTGGTGGTGCAGCATTAGATTTTCAAAGTTATATTGTAAATAAAGTTGGAACAGAAGGTACTGCAGAATCATTTATTGATTTAATTATTTCTCCAAACGCTCCATCAGAAGCACTTAAATACGATTGTCAGAATCACCCAAATATGGGTGCTACTATGACAGTAGGAACCGGATCTGCTGGAGTTTCTGGTAGTGGAATGACTGCCAATTTTGAAGTTGTTGGTGGTGCTATACAAAGTTTTGCTATTTCATCTCAAGGAAGTGGATATAAAATAAACGATTCCTTGACTGTTGCTGCATTTGATCTTGGAGGAACTGGTTCAGGATTTCTCTATAATATTAATTCAATTACATATACAGGAACTGTAACCGATGTAAGTATTGTATCTTCTGGACAAAATTATGTTTTGGGTGATGTACTAACAGCAAACGATTCTGATCTAGGAAATGGTGGTGGATCTGGATTTGAATATACAGTAAATACTTCTCCAGGAATTGTTAAAGATTTAACCTTTATTGATAGAGGAACCAATTATCAATCTAATGACGTATTAACATTACAAACGGGATTGTCTGGAATTACTGGGGACTTTATAGTTCCCATTACAGGAGTTTCTGCAACAACAAATGGTTCAACAACTGTTACTGTTGCATCTACTGTTGGTATTTACAGTGGAATGGTTATCACTGTTAGTGCTGGTCCAGGTGATTTGGCACCAAACACAACTGTAGATACAATTTTAGACGCAACATCATTTACAGTTTCGCAAAATTCTGTTGCTAGTGGATCTGCAACTTTAGATTTTGCAGTATCTGGAAGTTCGGATGAAGTTGTAGTTTCCTCTATAGCAGGAATTTCTGTGGGTGATATTCCTACAGTATCATCTGGTGTTGGTGTTTTACCAGCAAATACAACAATTACTAATATCAATGAACTAGGTTCTTCAATTACATTATCAAATACACCTACTTCAGGTGGACCAGTAACGTTAACTATTAGTCCAGCATATGGTGTTGGCACAACCCAATTTGCTTTTCAAATTTTGAATTTGGGAGCAGTATCAACAGTAAGTGTCAATAATTCTGGTAATGGTTATAACCAGGGCGACCTTCTCTCTGTATCACCAACAGATTTAATTCAACCAACTACTTATTCGGTAAAATCTCCCACAGTTCAAACACTCACATTTTCAGGAAGTGTATCTGCCTCATTATTAAGTGTTGGTGATATATTAGATTATGATGACGGAACTTTTGTTTCTTCTTTTGAGATTATCAATATTACAACATCTGGACCAAATGTTTCTGATGTTACTGTAATTGGCGAAACTTTACAACCATCAAATGTTCTTGTTAAACAAGGAACTTCATCTCCACAACTAACAATTAATACTGTATCAAATGGATTTAGATTTTTAATTGATACTGGTGGTGGTTTTACTTTAACTCCAGATCTGACGTTGTATGTTGGTGATACATACGCTTTTGATTTAAGTGATTCAACAAATTCTAGTCATTCATTTGCATTCTCTAAATTTAGAGATGGTATTCATTCACCAAGCAAAATAGAAAATATTTCAACTTCTCTAGTCTCTGGTTCTAGAGTAATAACAGTTGCTTCCACAACTGGCATTTTAGTTGGTATGGAATTGGAGAAAATTTCAGGAGATGGGGAATTTTTAATAGGAACTGTTGTTGAAAGTGTGGATTCTGGAACGCAAATTACGCTATCACAAAATCCAACAACTGCTGGTCCAATTATACTTACATTTACAGGAACAGAATATACAGACGGAGTTGTCAGAACATCAAATTTATTAACACTCAAAATTACCGAAGGCACTCCATCTCCCCTATATTATTTTTGTAATAATTCTGGTGCTACTCATACTAATATGGGTGGAGAAGATAATACAGAAGCAGAGATAACTATAGATCCAAACAACCCAAAAACTTTTGGATCTGGATTTCAACTATCTGTAGATAATAGTTCATCTACAGATACAGTAAAAATTGATATCTTATCTGGAAAAATTAATACTGATGACATTGTTAGTAGTACTGGAACTATTCAAACAATAAACTCTACAACATTAACCACAAATACTGCCGGAGTTGACACATTAACTGTCACCAATATTGCATCTGCATCATCTTTAAATATTACTGCAATAACAGAATTTAATCAAAATGTTCTAGTCGGAAGCAACTTTGAAATTACTGCTACTAATGGTAATATTACTACCAACGGAACATTAAGATCCAATGCTAGTATTAATGTTAGTGGGAAACTAGCTATTAATAACAGCACAATTTCTTCAATTGGAACTAATGATCTGATTTTATCTCCATCTGGAGGAAAACTAGTCAAAGTAGACACAACAACTTCACTACTTATTCCAGTTGGTACTAGTTTGGAAAGACCAGCGTTTACTGCGGGTGAAGGAGATGGTGCAATTCGTTTCAACACCGTAAGTGGTCAGTATGAAGGATATAATGCTACAACACAATCATGGTCATCACTTGGTGGGGTTCGTGATATTGATGGCAATACTTATATTCTAGCAGAACTTACTGCAGGATCAAATGATAATATTTTATATTTTTATAATGATAACAATAATACACTACAATTAACTACAAATCAATTACGTTTTCAAAGTGTAAAAGAACTTGCATCACCTAGATTAGGAATTCCAGCATATACAGAATGGACGGCAAATACTCCAGTAACAACTGGTCAGTATCTTAAATATAGAAATAATTTATATGAAGTAACATCTGATGGTAGCACAGGAACATCTGGTAGCGAACCTATACATGTTTCTGGCACTCAAAATAATGGAACAGCACAGTTAAATTGGAGTCAAATTGCAGTTTCTCCAATTATCTTTAATGAAGCAGAAGAAGTTAGAATTGGTCCCAACAAAGACTGTCCGCTAATTGTTAACTCTGAAATTAAAATTAGTTCCAATGAAATTTCTTCTCTCGTTGAAAATTTAGTTTTTAAACCAAATTCAGGAAAACAAACTATTGTTGATTCTAATACTCACTTTAGAATTCCTGCAGGTGATAATAATGCAAAAAATCTTGCGCCAGCTGGTCCTGGTTCTATTAGATTTAACACAGAAATTCAACAGTTTGAAGGATATAGTGGTGTTAACTGGTCTTCACTTGGTGGTGTGCGAGATGTTGATGGAAATACATATATTATTCCCGAAACTGCTCCCGCAGCAAACGAAAATATTTTATATTTTTATAATAATAATGTGAACACTTTGCAACTTTCTACAGCTGCATTAGATTTTACTAATATTGACACTATCACTACTGGAGGAAATAGTTTAGAACTTAGTGCTGAAATTGTAACGTTAAATGCTGGTGATACTACTGTTGATAACACTAGTGCTGACCGTACATTTATTAGTAGCACAAAACAATATCTTGATTTTGGTTTATCTTCTGGATTAAATGTAGATCCTATTTTAAGATTGGATGATCAAGGTGATGTTTTCTTAAACACAACTTTTGGAAGTGGATCTTTTAACGGTGTTAAAGTGCTCGATGGAGCACTAAAAGAATTTGAACTAGCAGATTATAAAATTAGCACAGCAACATTTGCATTAATTAAAGATGGATTAGAATCTTCTTCTGTTGTTCTGTATCCTAGTGGAAGTAGTAAAGGATGTAAGATAACAGTAGTTTCCAAATCTGCATCTGGTAAAAGATCTATGACAGAATATTCAGTTATAGATAATGGCACAGACATCTTCCATAATGAATATGCGTCTTTGAATACCTCTGCTGATCAATACACATCTTCTTTTGATTTTACTGCTTCAACAGAACCAAGAATAACTTTATCTTTGTCAGATGATCATGACACTGGTGATATTGTTAACTTCACCGTACTAATACAGGAAATTAAGTAAAATGACAATAAATTTAAAAGAATTTGAATCTCTTGGAGGATTCTCTATTGGTGATGTTTCTATTGTTGATAAAGATAAAAATGCAAAAGATTTTAATACTCTAGAAATTAAAAATTCTTTTCATCCAGACAGCAATGTAGTAAGATATATTTTAAGAGGTCTTAACACTTCTACGCTTGAGTTAGATGATGTTGGAACCAGTATCACGCTTTTAAGTAATACAATGAATTTTATTACAGGGCATTATATTGGTGTAAATCCATCTGGGGTTGTGTATTCAGGAAAATTAGAAAGTTCTGTTTATACTGCATCTGACGGTGCTACTACAGTCCTTTCTAGTATGGAAACAGTTATTAAACATGATGTTCCTGTTTCTGAATCTTGGACTATAGAACCGTTCACTGCAACCAATCGTTTTAGTTATTCGACTGTAAGGTCAGGAACAGTGCAAACGATTAAATGGGCGGTATCCACAGAAGTTATAAGTATTGCTTGGGCTTAGTGCTAAATATATCATAGGAAAAAAGTCAAGGATACGACAGCGCCATGAGTTTTCATATTAATTCCGATAAAGAAAAAATTAGGGGCGTAAACCCTAAACTCATCGGTGATAATGAAGCTACAATTAGGGTAGGCACTGGGGCAAATGAACAAGAAATCATGCGCCTACAGAAAGATCCTGTTAGTGGTCTTCCTCGTGTAGGTATCAACAGAACAGGTCAAAGAGTCAATAATGTTAATATTGATCAGGGAGGGTCTGGATATAATCAAGTTCCATTAGTTGTAATTAGTTCTCCACCATCTGGTGGAGTTCAAGCTCAAGCGTCTGCTTCCGTTTTTAATGGTAGAGTTGTTTCAGTTTCTGTTAATGATCCCGGTAATGGATATACATCTGCACCATCTGTTAGTTTTACTGGAGGAAATGGTTCTGGTGCTGCAGCAACTGCTTTTCTTGATACTGTCGAGTTTGAACTTGACATCAATGGCGCTATCAGAACATCAACATCTATCATTTCTGATACAGCAAGAATTTTAAATCTGGATATTGAGAACTTTATTACTCCAGATTTGAACCTGAGGGCACCAAACCTCAAAACATATATGAATGGCACTGGTACGCCATGGGCTGCCAATGTTATTGTACAAAAAGATCAATATAGATATTCTGTTGCTAACGTATATCAAGCAGTTAGTACAGGAACTACAGGATCTTTAGCACCAGAACATAAGGATGGTATTGAAGCAAATGGAACTGTAAACTTTAAACATATTGGTTTTAGGGTAACCACGCCAACAGAATTTCAGTATTTAGAAACCGGAGAAGCAGGAGCATTCCCGCGTTCTATTACTCCTCTACTTGGTGATAGATCAGACAAAATTGCCACCACAGAATACGTCCTCAACCTAGCAACGAATGACGTTGGTGGTCGTATCTATGTTTCACAACAGATTGGTTCTGACCTAAACGATGGTCGTTCTGCTGTGAACCCTGTCAGAACAATTAAGAAGGCAGCACAAGAGGCATGGAAAACTCCTGGTGTCAAAGAAACACTAATTGTTTCTGGTGGTAATTACGTAGAAGATAACCCAATCTCACTACCACCTGATTGTTCTGTTGTTGGTGATAACCTTCGTTTGGTAATTATCAGACCTGGTAATGTTGGTAAGCACATCTTCAAGTTTGGTGATAAAAATTATGTTACTGGCGTAACTTATAGAGATAAAGTTGACTCCAATGGAGATGCCACTGGAACATGGGACTTTGCTATGGTCTTTGATGACAAGCAAAGAATCATTGTTGACAATGAAGTCAATGGAGATTTTGGTATTGAGTTCCCAGTTGGACATCAAATTTTTGGACCAGCTAGATTTCGTATCTCTTTCCAAAATAACACAGGATTAGCATTACTACAATCAGGAGTTCAACTTTTAGGTTTGAACACTGGTGCTAGAGCGAATAGTTCTGGTGTATCTTTTACCTCATCAACTGGAGCAAATGCGTTTGTTGCAGGCACAATTGATGTAACATTAGCATCTGGTTCTTTTATTGAAGGAGACCAGTATAGTTATATTACATCAGCTGCGGTTGGTGGCGCACTCTCACAAACAATTAGTGGAACTTCTGGAGAAAATAGTTTAAGGTTTACTACAGATCCATCAACAGATCTTCCAGTAAACAATGTTGTTTTCTTAGACGATACTGATAACTCATCATTTAGTTCAGGTTTTTACCAAGTTTCGGTTGTTAATAATGGTAATGCACCCACGTATTGGGATGTTACTTTTGTTCCTATTTTAGGTGCAGTGGGATGGGACAGCACTTTATCTGATACAACAATCACGATTAACTCTGCATCACCAACATCAAATACTCTTGACAGCACAAATCTTAAGTCGATTAGAGCTGAAGGTGAGGTTGTTTCTTATGACGAAGATATTATATCAACTCTGCCAATCACTAGGTTAGATTTCTCTCTACAGGGAGATCCTAGTATTGCTACTGGTGGTTTCCAATCTGATATTTATGGAGACGCAGAAGATATTGGCGGTGTTGTTGTTTATACTAGTGCTCTTGTAGGTAGAACTAACTTCCACGAATTTAAAGAAGGTCAAGAAATTATTCTTGAAAACCTCCCAACTTCTGGACCAGACTTATCTTTCTTAAATGGAAAGCAAAGAATTTACAAAGTCCTAGAAGATGCTGATGGTCGCGCACGACGTTTTGTTATTCCAAAAAAAGTTCCTTCTATATCAACTGCAAATTTCTCCCCAAGTGAATTTGCTGTAGTAAAATCATATTCTAAGTCGGTCACACTTTCATTACTAAACTCACCAAACAAATTTGCTCTAGCAACTCCTGCTGAAAGAAGATATCAGGATGCTTGTCAGTTAATTAGAAATAATAGAGACTACATTGCAGAAGAAGTAGTCGGTATTATTAATGAGCAATTCTCGAAAGATTATTTCGCAGTATATAATCTTGACGCTGTTAACAATACATTTGACATTTATCTAGGTCCAACAGATCATATAAACACATATGTTAGTGGTGGCACAGTAACATCTGGTGGTAATTCATATGCAATTAGCAATTTTGTATACGATAATGCTACAACTGGCGTTGCTACAATTACAACAACGGCAGCTGCCATCTCCTCATTATCTGAAGATGATGTTGTTAAACTAGCAGACATTCTTATTTCTTGTAGTGCTGGTCAGAAAATTTATCCTTCATATAGTTCCCCAACTTCAGGAAATAATACTGGTACTGATGGTGATGAGCAATGTAAGCAAGATGTAATACATTTCCTCAATGCTCTTGTAAGAGATCTTGAGTTTGGATCTAACCACAACATTATCGAAGCTGCTTCCAAGTATATTGTTGACGGAAAGATTACTTTTATTGAAGATGAAATTATTCAAAATGCTCGGGCAATTGAATATGCTAGAGAACTAGCAATTTATGCAATGTGTAATTGGAGGATTAAGAATAGAACAATTTCTGATCCTTTATACACCACAAAATATGCTACATCAACAAGATATACTGATTTAACTATTGTTAACACAACAGCAGGAACTCCTGCTTGTGATGATGTAAGATCTGCTATTGATACATTAGCATACCTTTGGTCAGATGTTATCACAAATGATGCGTCTGGAACATATCTTGATGCTGCTTATCTAATTGCTAAAAATGCTGATCTAATTGCAGATGAAGCACTAATCAAAACAGAAGCAGCATATCCAACTTTAAATCTCTCTGATATTCGTCAGAGAAAATGTCGTAGAGATATCAAAATTGTTCTTAAGGGTCTTGTAAGAGACTTAGTGTTGGGAGGAAACCATGGTGTTGTTTCTGCTGCAGAATCGTATTTTAGTGGAGCCGTTCTTTCTGGAATTCCAGAAGCACAATTAGATGAAACCAGATATGCATTCCAGCAAGTAAAAGATCTTGCTATCGCAGCAATGCGTAATTGGACAGATGGAAATATTTTAGCTACGACACCATCTACTGCTACGTATGCTCCAAACACTGGAGTATTCACAGTAACATTCCCAAATCCAGCAGCAGCTCCAGTAGCAAATCAAGACAGAATTGCTTTTGCTGAAGGAGCAATTACATTCAGTTGTGCTCATGGTAGTGGTGGTAATGATGCAAGTCCATATAGAACAGACGCAAATTTTGGACAAAGTTTCTTAATTACGAATGTTTCAAATAATGGTGGAAATACTATTGTTACTGCCAACGTTGGTGTAGGTGGAAGCAATACAGACGCACACACGTTTGCAAGTGCTTTAACAGGCGGAACTAAAATTATCTATGCTCCATACCCAACAACTTCACTAATTCCCCAATTTGAAGATTGGAGTATTTTAGAAGATAGTGCAAACCCATCATGTGCTGCTATTGCTTCTGCTATTACAACAGCAATAACAACCTTTGATAGTATTTTAGAGTATGCTTCTGATGCTGTTAATGGTGCTGCTCCCGGATCTATTGCACAGACCTTCGGAACTTTATATGAAACGAATAGTCTTCTGACTTATCCTACTAGTTTCATCAATGACTTCAATAATAATAGGATGGCAGTTCGTGGTGTATATGACGATTATCCAATTATTGAAGCATCTCCATATACACAGAACGCATCGGTTATATCCTTTAGAGGTGGTAGTGGTGCTGAGGTTGATGGAGACAAGGTTAAGCAACCTAACTGCCCCTTCCCTGGTCTAGAACCAGACGGAACAGCATCGTTCCCCAATCAGGGTAAGTCGATGGTTGCTGCGGCATTCACGATTGTCTCCTTTGGTGGCACTGGATATAAAATTATCAACGACGGATATACTCAACTGGTTTCAGTATTTGTTATTTTCTGTCAGGATGGTGTTCTTGCCGAGTCTGGTGGTTATGCTTCTATTACTAACTCTGCTACTAACTTCGGAACCTTTGCTCTAAGAGGAACAGGTTTCCGTAAAGATGCATATGAATTTGATGCTGGAGTTGTAAATACTGTTTCACAGACTCCAACTGGTAGAACTATCCTTACTGTTGGCAATATCGGAAGAGAACCACTAGAACATTATATTGTTAAGATTGATGGTTATAGAAATGCAGATCCAGACAAAGAATTCTTTGTTGAATCCGTAAGTGGAGTCACTGTTGGTCCTCCTTTCACGGCAATACTTACGATTGATGATGGTGTTGGAAATGGTTTAACTCTAATCAAGGAGTCTGATGGATCTTCAATCTCAGGTCTAACAGCACTACAGCAAGCATTGACACCATCAGCTTCAGCAAATGCTACGATTAGATTACACAGACCATCTATCGTCAACTCTTCCTCACACACTTGGGAATTTGCAGGTTCAGGAACTAACTACTTAGCTCTTCCCGAGAACGGTGGAACTAAAGTTGAGGCAAATGAGCAGGTATCTGAAAACTATGGCAGAACATATGTTTCAGGTACTGATGAACTAGGAGACTTTAAAGTTGGAACATTTGCAAGAATTGAAAACAGAACTGGTAATATTACCTTTACTGGCACGGTTACAATTTCAGAAGTTGAATTCTTGAAACTGAAAGGTGGCGACGTTGTTGTTACCGGATTCGATAACTCGAATACTCTTGGTGGTGCTAATGCCACTGACTCCAAACTACCTACACAGAAGGCAGTTAAAGATTATATCACAAACTCTCTTGGTCCATACATTAACAAACCATATTCTACGAACGCTGTTCCTAGAGCACTGGTTGAACTTACAGATTCTGGTAAGATCTCTCTCGATCAGATTCCTGCCTTAAGACCATTTAGTATTTTCACTGTCGTAAATGAAACAGAGAGACTTTCTATCGATGGAGCACTTGCTGGAGATATTGCTATTCAAGATAATAGTGATGTTGTAGATGGATCACCACAATCGTTCATTTTGAATAATGATTTAACAAGTCTGTTCCTTGGATTTGCTATAGATGCATCACTAGCATTTAATATTGGTGATGTATTTACCGGTTCTCCATCTACAGGAAGAATTCAATCTACCGAGTATAGAGAAGGCGTATTATATAAAATTAATATTACAGACGGTGGTTCTGGATATACTGTTGCTCCAACGGTAACAATTTCTGGTGGTAATCCATCAGCAGGTTCTGTTCCTGCTACAGCAACTTGTACTATTGCTAATGGCGAA